CCCGAATTAAAACAAGAAGCGATGCGATTATACGAGTATTGGGAGCCAGATAACGTAATTATTGAGGCAAAAGGGTCAGGATTGCCACTTATACAAGAATTAAGACGTATCGGTATACCTGTAAACACATTTAGTCCAGGAAAAGGGCAAGATAAGATAGCAAGATTGAATTCTGTGTCACCAATTTTCCAAGATGGACGTGTTTGGGTACCAGATAATCGTTTTGGCGAGGAACTCATGGAAGAAGTTAGTGATTTTCCCGGTGGAGAAAATGATGACCTCGTAGATGCAACAACTTTAGCGTTAGCACGTTTTAGAGCGGGTGGATTTTTACAACTTTCGACCGATATGGACGATGAGCCAAGTTACTTTCCTACCCAAAGGGTTTATTATTAGTAAAAATAGGACTATGATACGAAAATATGGCTATAGAAAAACAAGCAATACCACAACCTTTACAGCCTGACCAAGAAGTCGAACTTGAATTAGTTCAAGACGAAAATATAGACGAAATGGAAGTTACCATCAACCCTGATGGTAGTGTTGAAATAGGAACAGAGGAAAATGAACAAATAAAAGGTAAATTTGGTGAAAATTTAGCTGAAGTTATCGACGATAACACATTAAATGTTATAGCACAAGAACTTATACATAGTTTTGAAGATGATTTAGATTCACGTAATGACTGGTTTCAAACATATAGTGAAGGTTTAGATTTATTAGGTATAAATAGTGATACTAGGTCAGAACCATTTATAGGTGCGTCTGGTGTACACCATCCAATATTAGCAGAAGCAGTAACCCAGTTTCAAGCACAAGCTTATAAAGAATTATTACCAGCCGGTGGACCAGTAGATACAGAAGTTCTAGGTGTTACTGATAATTTAAAATCAGAAAAAGCAAATAGAGTTAAAAACTTTATGAATTATCAGATAACTTACAAAATGGAAGAATATGACCCAGAAATGGACCAATTATTATTTTATCTTCCGTTATCAGGTTCAGCATTTAAAAAAGTATATTATGACCCTGCGGTAGGGCGTGCAGTAGCAAGATTTGTAAAATCTGAAGATTTAGTTGTACCTTATTATGCAGTAGATTTACTAACATCACCTAGAATCACACATGTGATACATATGTCTCCTAATGATTTGAAAAAATTACAAGTATCCGGTTTATATAAAGATATGGAGATGATGGACCCTGAAGGTGGTTACGAAAACACAGATGTAGAATCTAAAATCGATGAACTACAAGGTTTATCTAGAACTGCTAATGATGAAGAATACACTATTTTAGAAATGCATGTAAATTTAGATTTAGAAGGTTTCGAAGATAAAAATGAAATGGGTGAAGAAACAGGATTAGCATTACCTTACATAGTAACTATATGTAAAGATAATAATAAAGTTTTAGCTATAAGACCTAATTATAATCAGAACGACCCCATGAAGAAAAAGATAGAATATTTTACGCATTATAAATTTCTTCCAGGATTAGGTTTTTATGGTTTTGGTTTGATACATATGATGGGTGGTTTAACTAAATCAGTCACTGCAATTTTAAGACAACTTATAGACGCAGGAACATTAAGTAATTTACCCGCAGGTTTTAAATCAAGAGGATTAAATATACAAAGACATGATGACCCTTTACAACCAGGAGAGTGGAGAGATGTTGACGCTCCTGGTGGTAGATTACAAGATGCATTTTTACCGCTACCTTATAAAGAACCAAGCGGTACATTAAATGCTTTATTAGGTGGATTAGTTGATGCAGGTAAAAGATTTGCTGCTACTGTAGAAAATCCCACAGGAGACGGTAATAGTGAGGCACCTGTTGGTACAACAGTAGCTTTATTAGAAAAAGGACAACGTATTATGTCAGCGATACATAAACGTTTACATTATGCTCAACGTAATGAATTTAAAATATTAAAAAGAGTATTTGGTGAGTTTCTACCTAAAGAGTACCCGTACCAAGTACAAGGTAATAATCAAAACGTGTTTAGAGAAGACTTTGATAATTCAGTAGATGTAATTCCTGTCAGTGACCCTAATATTTTCAGTATGACACAAAGAATTACATTAGCACAAACACAGCTACAAATGGCACAATCAGCACCTGACATACATGATTTAAAAGAAGCCTATAGAAAAATGTATATAGCTTTGAATGTAAAAGATATAGACGCTATTTTACCACCCGATGAAGATATTCCACCTAGAGACCCAATATCAGAACAACAAGCAGCTATGAAAGGCGAACCTATAAAAGTTTACGATTTCCAAAATCAAGAAGCATATATTGCAGCACATAGTGCATTTTTACAAAACCCAATGATGCAACAAAACCCTATAGCTTTACAAAGTATAGGTGCTAATATCCAAGAAAGACAAGCTATACTTTATAGAGTACAAATAGAACAAGCTCTTGGACAACCATTACCACCTATGGAAGATGGACAAATGCCACCAGAAGTTATGAATCAAATCGCAGTAGCTGCAGCAACGGCAACACAGCAAGTAACAGGACAAGCACAAGCAATGGCACAAGCACAGGCGATGGCACAACAAAACCCACAACAACAAATGTTCGCTGCTCAGCTACAACATGAAAAAGACCAGTTAGCACAAAAAGAACAAGAAGATTTACGTGATAAACAAATTGAGATGATGCGTATCGAAGCTCAAAGAGAAGCTACACAAACTAAAGCAGCAGTAGATTTAGAAGAATTACAAGCTAAAACTAATAACGATGAAATTAAAAATTTAAACGAAGTATTAAAAACCGTTCGTGATTCACGAACAAATCAAGGAGGAGAAAATGAGTAATTATAATAAAGCTAGTTACCCATCCCCAAAATCACAAGGTGCGAAACAAAAACTGTCAGTGCCTTCGATGGAGGATACAACAAAGTCTGAAGTTGTAAAAGCAGGTGAACTTAATATGGATTCTAATGACAAAGTTGTTGGAAAAGAATCTAAAGTAAAAGCTGCTTATGGTCAGACAAAAGGCTTACTTTGGTATAACTATATTAAATAGTGGACCATATAAGACTTATGGAGCATTTGCTCCAAAAATATCGTGAAAGGATTGATTCTCTCACGCAAACACTTGCTTCTGGTAGTATTGAAAATTTTGAACAATACCAAAGGGTAGTAGGTGAAATAAACGGTTTGAGTTTCGCAGAACAAGAAATTCAAACAATTCATTCTAATATGGAGGATGCACAATGAATAACAAGGTTATTCCAAATCGGGTAGATAATTTTGGTAGTGATAAGTTAAAAGAAGAAGTTTCTGAAAACGATATCACACCAGATAACTACGAATCTCATGCAGATAAGTTACCACGTCCTACGGGGTATCGAATCTTAATTTTACCTTTTGCACAAAAAAGCGTTACTAAAGGTGGCATACATATTGCAAAACAAACAATCGATAAAGAACGTTTGTCTACAGTAGTAGGTCATGTAGTTGCTCTTGGACCAGACGCCTATGCGGACACTATAAAGTTTCCTGAAGGTGCTTGGTGTAAAAAAGGTGATTGGGTTATCTTTGGCAGATATGCAGGTGCACGTTTTCAAATAGAAGGTGGCGATATGCGACTTCTAAATGATGATGAAATACTTGCTGTTGTTGACGACCCAGAAGCAATAATATCATAATTAACAGGAGAAATTATGCAAGATAATAATCAAGCAGAAAATATAGAATTAGTTTTGCCAGAAGAAGAACAAGAAGCTACAGAAACAGAAGAAGCTGTAGTAGAAGAAGTTCAAACAACTGAGTTAGAACATAAAAACGAACTAGACGAAGTTAGTGAAAGCGTTAAAAAACGTATTGATAAACTAACTTATAAAATGAGAGAGGCTGAAAGACAAAGAGATGAAGCATTAAATTATGCTAAATCTATAAACTCTAGTAACACTGAATTAAAAGAAAAATTAAAAAATTCAGACACCTCCCTTTTCAAAGAGTACGATAGTAGAGTACAATCTGATATTGAAAGAGCTAAAATTCATTTGAAAGAAGCTCAGGATGCAGGAGATGCAGAAGCGATTGCAAATGCTACAGAAAAATTATCTCGTGCTAGTGCTGAAGCAGAAAACCTAAAAAGGTTACAAGCACAACAAGCAATTAGAGATAAAAAAGAAGAGCAGCTTGTACAGAACGAACCAGTCCAATTACAGACTGATGCACCACAAGCCCCTGACCCAAGAGCAGAGGAGTGGGCAAAAGATAACACTTGGTTCGGAACTGATACAGTGATGACTTTTGCAGCTTTCGGTATTCATAGACAATTAGTAGAGGAAGAAGGGTATGACCCAACTTCTGAGGACTACTACAAGGAAGTAGATAATAGGATGAAAGCAAATTTCCCTACAAAGTTTTCGCAAGAGCAACAAACCCCCGTGCAACAGGTTGCTGCCTCAACTCCTGGAGTTGCTGGTAAAAAAGGTGCACGCAAAGTAAAATTGACGTCAAGTCAGGTAGCTATTGCTAAAAGATTAGGCGTCCCACTAAATGAATATGCAAAGCATATTGAAGGAGTATAAAGATGACAGATGATATAAAACATACAGAAGTCGTAACAGACAGAAACTCTAGGTCTGCAGAGACACGAGACTCTCAAACTCGCAGTAAACCTTGGACACCCCCATCCATGTTGGATGCACCCACCCCACCTCCTGGATATAAATTCAGGTGGATTCGTGAGGCTACTAGAGGCAACGATGATAAATCTAATATGTCTAAACGTATTAGAGAAGGATATGAACCTGTGAGAGCAGAAGATTATCCTGACTTCGAAGCTCCAAGTATTGACCACGGAAGAAATAAAGGAGTTATTGGTGTTGGAGGACTAATACTTGCTAAAGTACCTGAGGAAACCGCAAAATCAAGAAATGATTATTTTACGCAGCAGGCAAAAACTGCAATCGACGGTGTAGACCAGAACTTTATGCGAGAAAGCGACCCTAGAATGCCTTTAAATAAAAGTGATATTAAAAGAAGTTCTAAGGTTGAATTTGGTAGTAGGAATAATTCCGACGATTAATATTAACAACTATAAAAACATAGGAGTAAAAAATGGCAAATACAAACGCCCCTGATGGATTTACCCCTGCGTATCATATGTATGGTGGTGTTATTCGTCCTGCAAGAATGAGAATTGCTAGTGGAACTTCGGCTTCAATATTTAGTGGAGACGTTGTTAACCTATCTAGTGGTTATGTAATTCAAGGCACGGCGACAGGAACACCAGTAGGCGTATTTTACGGGGTATTTTTTACAGCAACTGATGGTACACCTACGTTTTCTAAAGTGTGGACAGGCGGAACCGCAACACAAGGAACTGATGACGCTATTGCATTAGTATACAATGACCCTGGAATTGTATATGAGGCACAATTTACAGCAGGTACTCCTGCAGTAAGTTTCATCGGCGATAAGTACACTCTTTCAACAACTGCAGGTAGCACTGTTACTGGCAGGTCAAAAGAAGGAGTTACAGCTACAACATCTAGTGGTGTAGCTTTGTGTGTAGGCTTTGCATTAAACCCTAGTAATTCAATAGGTGCTAATGCTAGAGCTTACTTTACGTTCCCAACAAACACTTTCGCAGTATAGTATAGGAGTATATAATGGCAATTAACAGAGCACAACTTGTAAAAGAACTTGTTCCTGGCTTACATGCTCTCTTTGGATTGGAATACGACAGATACGAAAACCAACATGAAGAAATCTTCGACACAGAAAGTTCTGAAAGAGCTTTTGAAGAAGAAGTTATGCTTTCTGGTTTTGGTGAAGCACCTATTAAAGGTGAAGGTGCTGCCGTAGTCTATGATACTGCACAGGAATCGTTTACATCAAGATATACACACGAAACCATAGCCTTGGCTTTCGCATTGACTGAAGAAGCTATCGAAGATAATCTCTACGATACTCTTTCTTCAAGATATACAAGAGCTTTAGCAAGGTCGATGAATACAACAAAGCAAGTTAAAGCAGCTAATGTTTTAAACAATGCTTTTAATTCATCCTTTGTTGGAGGCGACGGAAAAGAGCTGTGTGCGACAGACCACCCTACTGTAGGCAACATTGATTTAAGAAATGAATTGTCAACAGCAGCGGATTTGAATGAAACTTCATTAGAGCAGTCATTAATAGATATTTCTGACTTTAAAGATGAAAGAGGCATGAAAATTAACGCACAAGCGACAAAACTCATAATTCCACCAGCATTACAATTCGTAGCTGATAGACTTATGGAGTCTCCTGGACGTGTGCAAACATCAGATAATGATATCAACGCAATCAGAAACATGGGTATGGTCCCACAAGGTTACGTTGTAAACAACTATCTGACTGATACAGACGCATTCTTTATCAAAACAGATGTACCTAATGGCTTAAAACATTTTGTTAGAACACCAGTGCAAACAAGCATGGAAGGTGATTTCGAAACAGGTAATGTTAGATATAAAGCTAGAGAACGTTACAGTTTTGGTTTTAGTGATTGGAGAGGTATTTTTGGCTCTCCTGGAGCATAAACAAGCTAACTTGTTTTTTAAGGGGACTTCGGTCCCCTTTCTTTTTTGTTTCGAATAATATAGAATGACAAGATTCTAGGTAATATAAACTATCTATCGACTGACCTAGCAGACAAGCCAAGACGATAGATTTATTAAGGAGAACTTAATATGGCAAAGAGTACATTCTCAGGTCCCGTAAAATCTTTAGCGGGATTTATATCAGCAGGTAATGCATCAGTTGTTAGTTTAACAGCAGATACTACTTTATCAGTTGAATCACACGCAGGTAAAATATTAACATGTAATGACGCTGATGGTAAATTTACTTTACCAAGTATTGTTGCTACTGACCCTGGAGATAATAGCGACCCGAATCAATTAAATAATTTAGGTGCTTCTTTCTTCTTTGTAGTAGAAACTGCAGCTACAGATATGGATATTTTAACAGACGGCACTGATAAGTTTGTTGGTGGTTTATATACAGGTAAAGATGATGCCTCAGGTAAAGTATTTATCTCAGGTGCATCTAACGATGTAATCACAATGAACGGTTCTACTAAAGGTGGTCTTGCAGGTAGTATAGTTAAAGTAACCGCTATGGCATCTGCAAAATACGCAGTAGAAGGAATAATCTTAGGCTCAGGCACTATAGTTACACCATTTGCTGACGCTTAATAGGAGGACACTATGAGTTCATCAGATGTAAAAGCGTCTAAGGCTTTGACCTCAACTGGACAACTTCAAGGTTTTATAGGTGATGATGCAGGCACTGCAACTAATCTAGGACCTGTAAGAATACAATCAATACAAGCACAATCTAGTGCAGCTGATGGTGAAATTAAAATATATGATGGCACAAGTGCGACAGACACTAAACTATTAATACATTTTAAATTTGGCTCAGCAGCTAATGAGAGTTTCGACCACTACATACCTAATGATGGTGTGAAGTTTGGAACAGGTGCTCATGTTGTATTAGCTAATTGTGATTTTTTCGTAGCTTATTACACTTAATATGGCAACGTCAGGCACAAGAGCTTTTTCAGTTAATGTAGCTAACGCAATCGAAGAGGCGTACGAACTTGCAGGTTTGGAAGCTCGTACGTCTTATGATGCAGTAACTGCTAGACGTTCTTTAAATATCATGTTTGCTGATTGGAATAACAGAGGCATACAGATGTGGGAGGTTGCTAAAAACGAGCTAACTTTGACCAAAGGCACTAATGAATATACTATAAACTCTTTTGATATAGATATATTAGACGCGTACGTAGAAAGAACTGTTAATAACGTTATTACTGATTTTAGAATTAGTAGAATGGATAGAAACGAATATATAGGCATACCTAATAAATTGACTGAGGCTAGACCCACACAATATTGGTTAGAAAGATTAACAACACCAGTAATACATTTATATCCAACACCAGAGAACTCAACAGACAAACTCGTTTACTATGTGTGGAGAACAATAGAAGATATAGACGCTTCAGACCAAGACATAGATGTTCCTAATAGATTTCTACCTTGTCTTACTTCAGGTTTAGCTTATTATTTATGTTTAAAAAAGAATACACAAAAACTTCCTATATTAAAACAACAATATGAACAAGACCTACTTAATGCGATTAAATACGATGAAGATAGGTCTCCATTAAAAATTGTTCCTAAAAGGCAATATATCTAATGTCTTACGCTTCTGGTAAATATGCTTATTTTATTTGCGATACTTGTGGTTTTAGATATAGATATACTACAGCTAGGCAAGAATGGAATAATTCAAAAGTATGTCATGAGTGCTTTGAGGTAAAACACCCACAACTTAACCCACCACCGCTATCTGCTGATGCTGAAGCCCTACACCAACCTAGACCAGAAGTAGATTTACCACAAACACAACTTGGTTTAGTTAAAACAACAAATCAAGCTGCTGCAGGAATGACTTTTCAAAGTGACCCTATTGGTAGTAAACTAGAAGGTACTAATGCTACGGCAGATATAGGCAACGTTACAGTGAGTATTACATAATGGCAGGATTTACTAAAGCAACATTAAAAACAGCAATACAAGATTATTTAGATAACACAGAAACAACTTTTGTTAATAATATAGATAATTTCATCACAACCGCTGAAGAAAGAATACTAAAAAGTGTTCAATTACCTGTATTCAGAAAAAATGTAGGCGGTACAATGACATCAGGTAATACTTATTTATCTACACCAACTGATTATTTATCTACTTTTAGTTTAGCTTTGAAAGATTCTAGTAATAACTTCTCATATCTTTTATTAAAACAAGTTTCATTTATAAGAGATTACACACCACAAGAAGCAACAACAGGCAAACCCCTTTACTATGCACAGTTTGATGATAATACATTTATAGTAGCTCCTACCCCTAACGCTAATTTTAGTGTGGAATTACATTATTATTACAGACCTGCTTCTGTAACCAGTCTTGGTGATTCTGAACAAAGTTGGTTATCAGAAAATGCACCTAATGCTTTATTATTTGGTGCTTTAGTAGAGGGGGGTGTTTTTATGAAGCTTGACCCACAAGCGATAGCAGTATACGAAAGTAAATACCAAGAAGCACTTAGCACATTAAAAGTTTTAGGTGAATTTAAAAATCTAAGAGATGAAGCTAGAAACGACCAACAAAAATTAAACGTAGGAGGTATGAATGTTTAGTGTAGATGTTAAAACTTCTATGGGAGACGTGAATGTACAAACAACAAAAAATACAGGTTTAAGTCCAGAATATTGGACAGAAAGAATAATGGAAAGACTTATAAGTATAAGTGATAATGCTGACCCAATGGTTAAAGCCCAAGCACAAGCATTTAAACATAATATGCAACAAGTCGTTTTATTATATTTAAAACAGGCTATAGCAAGTGACAGAAGCACAGTAGCAGGTTTATTAGAAAAACAAGGTCATAAAGATATGGCTGATATTATAAGGAGATTATAATGGCGATTACACAAGCTATGTGTACTTCATTTAAAAAAGAATTATTAGAGGGAGTACATAATTTTAAAAACAGTGGCGGTAGCACTTTTCAATTAGCACTATACACAAGCTCTGCATCTTTAGACGCATCGACTACTGCATACACAACTTCTAATGAAGTTAGTGGCACAGGATATACAGCAAAAGGTGGTAGTCTCACTAGAGTTGACCCATCAACTTCAGGCACAACTGCCCTAACGGATTTTGCTGATTTAACTTTTAGCTCAGCTACTATTACTGCTAACGGTGCACTAATATTTAATGATAGTGCTTCAGGTGACCCTGCTGTTGCAGTTTTAGCATTCGGTGGAGATAAAACATCTACTAACGGGGATTTTACGATACAGTTTCCTACAGCAGATGCATCAAATGCTATAATTAGAATAGCGTAAATTAAATGTCGGTCGGTTGGGGTCGTGCTGGTTGGGGAGAAGGACCTTGGGGTCAACCTGCAGTAGTTAATGTCACTGTAAATGTAACAGGAAATGTTGGCACTACAGGATTAGGCTCCGAAACAATAATTTGTGATGCTAACGTTTCGCAATCAGGTCTAGCAGGAACTTCTGGTTTAGGTTCTATAACTGTAGTAGCTTCTTCGACTACAGCTGTAACAGGTAATGCAGGAACTTCCGCTTTAGGCAACGAAACTGTTGTCGCAAAAGCCTTAATTAGTGTTACTGGTTTAAGTGCAACTTCTGCACTTGGTGACGAAACTATTATAGCTACAGCTGATGTTTCAGTTTCTGGAAATGCAGGAACATCAGCACTAGGTGATGAAACAATAGCTGCATCGTCTAATATTTCTGTAACAGGTAATGCAGGCACATCAGCTTTAGGAAACGCAATCACTGCAGGTGCGGCTGTTACAGGTGTTTCAGGCTCAGCTACAGCAGGCACCCTTGGTGATGAGTCTGTAACTGCAGGAGCAAATGTAGTAGTAAGTGGTGTTAGTGGTGCTTCGAACTTAGGTTCGGTAGTAATTAGCTCAGATAACAACATAGCTGTTACAGGTTTTGTAGGAACGACAAGTTTAGGTTCTGTAAGCACTATAGCTAAAGCTATAATTGTTCCTACAGGAGTGAGTGCAACAGCAGAAGTTAATATTGTTAATGTTTGGGGCTTAGTAAACGATACTCAAACTGCAAACTACTCTTCTGTATCAACATCGCAAAGTGCGGGTTATAGTAATATTAATGATACTCAAACACCTGATTGGAAAGAAGTTGCTTAATATTTACAAAAATATAGTGTACAATCAAACAAATCGGAGGAAGAAATGGCAGCATATACAAACGATTTAAGATTAAAAGAAATAGCAACTGGTGATGAGTCAGGTACTTGGGGAACTTCTACGAACACCAATCTTGAACTTATTGCTGAGGCTTTTAGCTTTGGCACTGAGGCTATCACCACAAATGCAGACACTCACGCAACCACAATAGCAGACGGATCAACAGACGAAGG